CACGCTTGACGACAAGCCCCACGCCTGCGACAGGTCCAACGATTACGTACGATCCGCTGCAGATCTCTTTGTCGCAGCTGTTGTACACCTCTAGATTCCAACTGCCGGAGGTTCCGACTGCAGGATCTGCAGCTATCGCAACAGAGGGGTCGTCTGTGCTGGCCGTCAGATACTGGACCTCAATAGCTCCACTACCTAACGTGCCGTTGTCTGGATCCGCTGCGCTAATGCACGCACTAACCCGGCCGAGGATGTCTGGTATTGTTGCCAACACAACGGCAGCAACCCTTTTCCGGCTATCGTCGTCCGCCACATCCAGACAGATCAGTCCAGCGCCTGCAGGCGGAGCCACAACACCCCAGCTGTTGCTTGGGCCGCATGGATTGCCGACCTTAGGTTCGTTGCCGTCGGTGTTGACCGCGATCCACACCGGTTTAAAGGCTGTAATCGCACGAGCCCGGCCCCAGGTGTTCGCCGCGATTTCCTCGTCGCCGTTGGTATAGTAGGTGATCGCGCTTCCTGCCGTCGACGCAGATATCTTGTCAACAGCCAGCCCTACCGAATCGGCAATCGCCTTTGATTCGCCGTCGTCGGTCTTTCTGATTCCGAAAATTGACCTGGCCGGGATCGTCTCGCTACCAAGGTTGTAAACGTCAACCCAATAGGCTTTGTCCTTGTCGACATCCGCGTCGACGTTCCCATCGTACCCGCGAAAGCTTCCGGGATTAGCGCTGTCGCCAAGCGCTCCTCGACGCGTAGCATTTAGGGCCCGCGCGGAAAGCGTTTCATCGCCACGAGCGAATGAAGGCACGCCGGGGAGCGTCATATCAGCAGGCCCGAGAAATCACCGGTCGGGTACGGCTTGAATTCATTGCCGGACTTGCGGTCCAAAATTTTTTGGAATGAAATGCCGCCCCCAGTAATGCGAGGGAACTTGTTCCAGCCACATCCGCGATGAGTTAGCGAAAACTCCAGTTGCCACGACGTCTTCTCTCCCAGGCACACCGAGATATTGGCGACCGGAGGATTGTACAGCAGACTTTCCTTTGCGAACGTTATCCCAAGGCTGCGAGATTTGAAGGACGATCCGTTACAGGCCCCTTCCATCGTGAACACCCAATTGGGAATCGACGTGATTCCATAATAGGTGAGACGATAGTTGCACGTGCGAATCTGCAGGCCAGGCGGGTTGTCGTGATCGGTCAACCTGCCGCCGTCTTCCCACTTGAACCACTGCGGCTTAAGCGTAATGAATTCGTACGCCGGTTCAATGCTTTCGGAAAACACGACCGGATTATTCTGGTTGTCTGAAAGCTGAAGCTGCATGTCGTAGGTGATCGTGACGATTGCTGCTTCATACGCGACTAGATAGCTGACAGAGGGATCCCTGACGCATCTGCCGAACGGCTTGATCGTGATGTGGCGGCACAACATCGGCGGATCTGTCGTTGGATCCGAATCGTTTCGGCTGTAGTAGGTGGTGGCAACCCAATTCGAAAACGTATACCGATCGCTCCATGCGACCTTCACGTCGACCACAGCTCGAGTTCGCTCGTTGACATCCCAGTCCTCGACGGGAGAGCCCTGGATCTCTGTGACGTTGACCGGAGACGATCCGACAATACCGGTCTCGGTTAGTCGGGTGCGATGAATCGGCCTGGCAACGAGCCGGTTAACAGGGTCGGTCCAATCAATGCCGGATATCGCGGAGGCTCCGCCGAGTCGAGTCGAGACTGTGCCGCTTTCGTCGCTCATCCATGCCACCTTCTAATTGCTCACGCTAATCGCTCACGACGCCACGCTTCTTGCTGGCTCGCGATACTTCCACGAGCGTGACAATCCCCTCTGCGACCTTAATGAGTTGTTCTGTTTGCTTCTTCGTTTCTTCGAACACCTGGCCGCCGTTCTGGCTCATGCCGTTCTGGGCCATGTTCTTCCACATGTCCTGGCCGCCGACGAACGACGCACGGAAGCTACCGGCGGGACTCGACTCCACGGCCTTGTTGACGGCCGTGTGATACTGATCTTCGCTGAGGCTCCCTGGCAGAAATCCTTCGCGGCCGAGCCGCATATCGGCCAGCTTCTTGAGCTGTTCGCCTAGTTGCTGCTCGGGAGTCTTGATCGAATCCAGGACCGACTTAACTCCGGACTCTTGTTGATACTGTTCTCGGGCTGCCTTGGTCTGGCGCATCAGTTGACCGGAGCCAAAAAAGTTCGGATCGGTCCTGGCGCGTTCGTCGATCACTTCGTTGGCCTTGCGGTATTTCTCGGCGGCCGTCAGGATATCGGCGCCGGTGAGCGATTCGCCGGATGCCTTGCGTCGAGCCGCCGCCTCGCCGCTACCCAATCCCGCTTTCTCCATGCGGGCGATCTCATCCAATTCTTTCCGGTACCGCTGGAGGTTCGTCAGGACGGCCGGGCCGAACATCGCCTCATGAAGGGCCTTGCGTCGGCGTGCCTGCTCTTCGGCGCTCGTGCCCGCCTTGGCCATGATGCTGTTCAGGTTGTCGAATTCTTCGCCGTACTTGCTGAACTTGTCGGGATCGGCGCCGATGGTCGAGTCCACAAGATCACGCAAAGCACGCTGACTCGACTTGGCCGGCTCATTGACCCTTGCCAGCTTCTTTGCAAGATCGTCCCATGCCTGGGCGAATTTCTCAGCCGGCGCCCGCAGATCACCGGTCAATGATCGCTTGAGTGTCTTTCCTTCTTCGAGCACCTTGTCATCGCCCTTATACGTCCCCCTATTCATTCGCTCATTGAGAAGGTTGTCGTACTGTCGGATCTTTTCGCCATACTGCCGAATCTGGGAATCGACGTCATTGCCAAGTCCAAGGCCGCTTTCTTTCGACTCCAAGACCTTGTCGATGGCTTGATTGACCAGTCTTTCTCTTCCGGATTCCGCCTTTCCAGACTCGGCTTTGATCGCATGAAGCTTCAGCAGCATGTTGTCAAGCGATTCAAGATCGGACCTAAGCTGTTGCGAAAATGACTTGGGCAGGGCGGAGTCAATCTCACTTCGTTGCCGTTCCATGTCAGCGATTCGTGCCGCCCGGGCCTGCCGCTTGGCGTCAATCGCCTCTTGTCGTTGGGCCGCTTGGTCCTCTGCTGCGAGCTGCCCATCAGACATGCCATAGAATGCTTTGCCGATGTCTTGACCGACGAGCGCCACGCCTTTTGCTACGCTCGAAAAGAAGCCGGCGACCTTGGTCATCGACCACGCCAGGCCGGGCAACACGGATTCCCCAAGCTCGGCTCCCGCCTCCTTCATTTCATTGATCGCTTTGGTGGTTGGGGAAGCGGTATTCTTTGCCGCTCCTCCCATCCGCTTATTCAACTCGTCCAGAATGACTTGCTGGGCCTTGGCCGCCTGGCCCATGGCGAAGTAGTTTCGGATTTGCTTCTGCTGCTCGTCAGTGAACGAGATGCCAACTTCCTTCAGTCGGTTCACGCCTTCCAACGGATCGTTAACGGCCTTGCCGACCATTCGGACAGAATTGGTGACGTCGGTCCCGAACACGGCCGCAAGATCCTCGGCCGCCGTCAAGGTTCCCTTGAACTGGTCGCCACGAATTCCCGTGAACGTCGCCAAGAGTGCCATGGCCTCCTTGTTGGTGGCAACGCTGTTATTGGTCGTCTTGGCAAGGCTCTTGGCCAAGTCGTCCATCTGGCTACGTGCAAGGCCCGTTGAATTGCCAGTGGCCTTTAGGACGGCATCAAGCTTCTTCTGGGCAGCTGCGTTTTCCCCGGCCGCTGCGACCATTCCGCCGATACTCAAGGCGCCGCCGATCGCTCCCATCTGTCCAGACAAGAATCCGGTGAGTTGGCCGCCGATGCCCTGCATGGCAGCGCCCATGCGTTTTGACGCCGCGGCGACGACAGCCTCAGCTTTCCCGCCCCAACCTCGCATCTTCGCTTCCGCTGCCGCCAGCGCAGTATCGAGCGGTTTGGCGTTGCCGGAGATGGTGAGTGTTACGCCGTCGCTCATTTACTGGCTCCCCAAAGCAGTGAACGGATTGCCTGCGGGTTAGTGAGATTGAAGAGAGGGTTTCCGCCCTCGTCAGCGCCGTCGGCCATGTAGCCTGTCAACTGCTCGTCCGTGTGCCGGTCCACCTCTTCAGCGGTCCATCCGTATCGATCCGCGAAATAGCGATAAATCCAGAATTCGTCCTTTACGTCTTCGTTGCCGGCGTCTCGGCCGGCGTCGTAGGGTTTTCGCCGGGCTTGTGGTAAAGCAACGCCAACTGATCGAATGCGGGGCCGATGTCGTCGGGATTATCCTCCAAGGCCTGGGTGACTTGCTCCAGCGTTACATTGGGGTACCTGGCCTTGATGTACTGCCAGAGAAGTCGTGAGATCCGTTGCAGACTGTCGATTCTGCCGGATGCCGACCAGGTTGCTTCCACGGCCCGGTCAAACGCCAGGCCCATAATTTCCTTGCGATCCTCAGCAGTCGCGCCGTCAAGTCCCAACCGCGCAACCTCGACGATCCTGCCTTGCACCCAGCGATCCAACTCTCTCCGCTCGGCCCGGGTGAGTTGCGACACTAGATAGGTTTTGCCCCCGAGCGTGATTTCCATGGGTGCGTTACCAGCCTGCGAGGAATTCATGCGGGCACCTCCTCGACGGGATATGCGTCAACGGCAGACGCCTCCGGATCGCCGACAGTGGTCGATTCCGGCGGAGCACTCGTGGTAGACGGCCACCACTGCGTACCGCCCGGCAACTTAACCGAGCCGAGCGTCGTCCCGTTAATGGCTGCCATTGAACACTGCAGTGTGACGGCGACGGGCGTGCCGCTGGCGTCTACTTGCAAATTGCCGGGGTCCAAGAACTTTCCCCACTTCAATTCGAAGTACAGATCCGCCGTAACGTAGATGCGTAGTACGCGAATGTCATTTGGTCGCGGAAGAGCAGAGGCGTTGATCACATAGCAATCGATGGATGCTGTCCAATCCCTTACGCCAGGCAATCGCTCGTAGGATCCATTGGTGTCGGAGTCAGCAATTTTCGAATTCTCTGCCGACAGCGTCAGGGTAACCTTGCGCACTCGCTCCAGGTCTGTGAAGGACGACCCGTCTGCGGACATCGATACTTTGAGCCCCTTACTCATAAACTTAGCGGTTGGCGTTCCTATTACGACTTCGACGTTTCCAGTCGTCAGCGCTCCATCGGCCGAAAACTTGACGGTGTGCTCGACCGGCTTATTGCCTTCTTGATCGATCACGATCTCGACCGAATCGACCATCGCCATTCCAGACCGTCCTTGCGTTCCGTCGATTGAGAATTGCCCATCGAAGCTTTCTCCAGGCAACGCGGCCGGCGAATACCCCAGCGCCTGATAGTCGCCGGACCAGTCCGTATTGCCATTAACACGATCTGTTGCGCCGTTAGAGTCGGACGTGACGATTTTGTTCTCGTCAGCCTTCTCGCTGATGCTCCACTTCATAGCACCACCTACGCCGTTGATCGCCATCTTGAGCCCGGTTAGCGGTTTGTCTGCCATAGTTTGTGACCTTTCCAGAACTAGGATTGCGTTTGGTTGGCGAGAATGAATTGAGTTGGGATCGACATGCGAACCTCGATGGCCAGCACGGCCGACCAGCCACGGATTCCGCGATTCTTCGTCCGATCGTTCAGGGCCTCGGCCAGATCCACGATCGCGACAGATTCCACAAACGATAGACCACGCCACTGGGGCCCGCCTTCGCCGGACAAGGCATAGTTGGCCTGAATGGTCGCCTCAATCAGCATCCATTCGACGGAAAATAAGCCTTTGTCTTCGGACGCACGTTGATCGCCGGTCGTGAGCCACCACACAAACCGGTGAGAAATCGCGTGGCTGTCGTTGGATTCGATGACCACCGAACCGCCATCGGGCAACAGCTGCAACTCGGGCAGATCCGCAGCCTGGATCTTCGGCTTACCTGGAGCCGGGTTGGGTGTGTCAAACACGATCAGATTGCCAGGCTGCACCAGCTCGGGCCGGCTGGGGTGATTCCATACGAAGCGTTTCAGCTCCGAATAAATCAAGGCGAAAGGTGTTTCGACGGTTGGCATGGTTTCTGGTTACAGCCCGGCATCCCGTTTCAGTTTCGCTATCGCCCGGTCGGCATCCGCTCGCATCTGTTGTGTGGTCGCCTTGTTGGGCGACACGATGATTTTGCGTTGTGGATTGTTGCCAAGCCCCTCGTTGTGGAATCGTGCGATGTCCGCGATTGTTGCTTTGCCTTTCGAGTGTTTGGCTGGGCCGCCGTACCCCACATCCACTTCGATTTGCGTTTTCCCGATTGTCTCGATGCCGCCTTGCGGGTTCAGCGTCGGATTCAGAGCCCCATAGAGAGCGTTGGTGTCTCGCAGCATGTCCACTTTTCCGTAGGTGGCGGCTAGCTTCTGCTTTAACTCCTTGATTTTTCCGACCAGCTTCTTACGTGTGGCCGTAATGCGCTCTTGCTTCTTGACCGCTCGTTCTCGTCGCTTCTGCTCTCGCTCGACCTGTCGCGCCCTGCGTGTCGCTTCCCGTGCCAAGCGATTTTGCTCTGCTTCCGCCCGCCTCTGTGCTCTTGCCGCCTTCCGTGCTTCAATCTCGGCCTGTCGATTCTGAGTTAACTTGACGCGTGCCGATTTCGCCTTGTCCCGCAGAGATTGAATATGTGCCTTATGCAGTGTCCTGACTTCCGCCAGTTGTTTCTTGTTGGCCTCCCGTATTGCGGCATGGGTCGCGTGCTTTGCCGATCGTGCTTTCTTGGCCATCACCCGGCCGCCAACGTGAACTGGTATTCGTAGAATGCACTCCGGGCGAGGTCGGCCGGCTCGGTCGCACGGTCGGCCAGCTGTGGAACCGGATCCACGCCGCCGCCTCGCCTTGTCGCGATCGCCACAGCACCGGAACACATGGGCGGCAGCTGGTGAATCGACGCCGAATCATTGACCGGGGCCGGCAGGCATGCACCGATCAGCGGCAGATGCCGGACCGCAGCCAGGCCGATATCGAGCCAGCCGTATTGCCATCCGCAATAGCTCTGCATCCATCGTACGGCCGCGTCACGATCGAAACAGTCAGACGATCGATCCCACCGGTAAACGTCGTACCGGCCGGGATACTGGGCCACCTGACTCGCGAGCGTGACGGCCCGACCGCCGTACCACTGCAACACCTCAATGAGAAACAGCCGGTCGCCCCACCATGCAGCCATGGCCGCGTGGCTGTAGATCGATCGGCCGCCCCTGGCTATGGGGCTCCGCGGGGATCGGTAAAGCAGTAGGTCCGCATTGCCGATCCGGTGGAGAGCCTGAGACAGCGGAATCAAATTCGGTTCAGGTGCTAGGGCAACGGTCGCCATACTATTCCCCCGTCTTCTCGTTGATCGATCGCAGCCTTTGTTGGGCCTGTCGAATCTGCCGCCGCAAGACCTTCCGCCGCTTGCGTACCGACTGGCGGGCCCGCCCGGCGATCGTGGCCGGCTTCAACGGTGGCCACGGGGTACCGGTTTCATCCGATCCGCCCCGGCTGAACGTTAGGAAGCGTTTCTGGGCGAAGGAGCGATACCGGGCCGCCCACTGCTTGAGCATGTCTTGGATTGGCCGCGACTGCGGGTTGAGCGATTTCCGCAGCTTGCGGAGCCCTTCCACTCGAACCTGGACAGTCGCTTGAATCACAAGGCACCATGCTTGCTTAGAAAAGTGCCCCGTGCGGCGCCAGTCATTGGACCGCACGGGGCAACATACGCCTCAATTCCCTTCGAGGATTCGCGGTCGCGATTTTCCTATTTCTGCGGAGCCGAGGCCTGCGGTCGGGTTGTCTGCCGGGCCGAGGCCTGCGGACGCGTTTGCGCCGGGGTCTGCTGCGACAACGTCGGTTTGATCTCGTCGGCCGCTGGGACACCGAGCAACTGACCGGCGGGGACCGGGGCGGACACCGTGGAACCGCCTGCAATCTGCAGCTTGACCAGCACGGCCGGCCGCGTGCAGAGGTGCAGCGGATTGCTGTTGGTGTGCAGCTCGGTCCCCAAGCCGAACTTCATCGGTTCTTGCTTGGCGTAAAGCGGAATCCCGATCGTGTTGACGGTTTCCACAAACGGCGCCGGGCCATTGCGGCGGATAAACAAATCGGGCACGCCGATCGGGAACGCATAGGCTTCATCGGGCTCGATGAAAGCTTGCGTCCCGACAAACCCGCGGTAGTTCTCCCACACGACGCCCGCCGGATGTTCGAAACCTGCCCGCTGGTCTTCGCGAAGGAACGTTCCGCCCTGGCCGTTGTTCTCCCACTGCTCGTATGCTTCCTTGACGTTCGGGTGGGCTACCAGAGCATCGAAGAAGTCATCGCCACACAGTACGTGGATATGCTGATAGGTCGACGCGCCAAGCGTCTTATCGATGTAACGCTTGAGCTTGATGCACTTGTCCTTGACATCCAAGGACTCGTCTTCGAAGTCGAATTCCTCGACCTTCTGCGTGATCCCGAATTCGTCGAACAGATCGTAGATCACGGTTTCGGCATCCGCGTCCAATATCTGGCCCTTGATGGCGCCCAGCCGATGCCACTCCCACGTCAATTCGTGGTTCTGCTTCAACTTTTCCATCTTGTTGTTAACGATCCCTAGCACGGTTTCCAGTTCAGATTCCGTGCCGAACGCTCGCACTCCCTGAGCGTCATCGGCCAAGACGTTGTCGTTCTGCGGCAAGTGAGGGATCAGGAACGAACGCATCTTGCGGCGTTCCTTGGTTCCCAGCGTTGGCATTGTGCCACGGGCCGCCGTCTTGATCAACGACAACTTGCCGAACTGTTCCTCGATAATCACCGACAACGAAGCAACTCCCTCTTCCTGGAACAGGTTGAGTTCACCCAACCGGTTCGGGACATAGGGAAGGTGGTTGATGGACTGCGTCAGGCTATTGAGCGAGAACGCATCGTCCTGAAAGATGTCAATCAACATTTCGCGTTTTCTCCGTAATGATTCGTGGTCGAAAGTTCGCCGGCGGCTCCTGCTGTCGGCCAATGGGGTCAGGTGGTGTGTTCGCCGGTGAGTTCCGGGCCCTCGCGCAGAACGAAGCCGAGCGTGGTGCAGGCCGAGGTCAGATCACCGGCCGTCCAAGCGACGTTAGAATAATCCTTGGCCGGCAAGGCAGACTGGTTCACGGCCACGTGTCCGCGGCGAAGGATGGGGAGCTTCACGGTTTCACCAGCCGGCAGCACAACGGGTTGAATCGTAAAACCGTCGATCACGGCATCCGTACCGCCGTTGGTGTGCAACAGGGCCTTGGTCACCGGTACGGCACCATCGAACGGATAGCCAGCCGCCAACGAAATGTCGGTCGCGCCGCTGTTGGTGACCTCGACGCTTTCGAGGTCGTAGAGAGGGTTGATCGGGCCGGCGAACACGTCGCCACCCCGGATACCGTCGTAGTCCAGTTCTCGCGCCACTTGAAAGTCTCCTCAGAATCTTGGTTTGATTGAGTCGCTTCAATCGAAAAGCCTTCAGCCGAACGTGCTGCTTACCGGCGGCGTTTCTTCTTGGCCTCCTCGGCGCGTCGTTTGGCGTCCTTCACCAGCGGGCTTTCCTCGCCACCGCCAGCGCCGTTGTTGGACAAGACCACAACCTGGCGGCCGGTCTTTTCGATCAACGGAACGCACCGATCGTTGGCAGACAGAACCTCGACCATCTGGTCGAAGCCGTCGCCGCCGGTCTGGCTGCTGAGCGAGAGGGACAATGCCTCATCGCCTAGGTACTGCTTTTCCAACTTGTCGCGGGCAGCCTTGGTCAGCTTGCCGGCCTGCTGGAGGGCGTCCAACTTCATCCGACGGTTGTCGCGGAGGATGCCGACGAACGACGCTGACAGGGGAACCGGATCGGGCTTCTTGTCGGGCGCCGGCGTCTCGTCGGGTTTCTTCTCGGCCGGCTTCTCCCCGGCGGCCTTCTTGAGGGCGTCGATTGCCATGGTCAGGACGGTAACGGCCGTTTCGTCGGTCAACTCCGTCCCCTCGGGCAAATCCAACAGTTCCTGAATCGGGGTCCAATCGAACGCCATCTTGATTTCTCCTTGCAGCGAGGCTGCGATGGTCTGAAAGTTTCCCAAGCTTGGGACTACGGGGTAGTTCGTCAGAGCAACGTGGGTAATCGGACTGGACCACTTACGGCCGGCGTACTTGAATTCCGGCGGAGCATAGACGCTGACGTTTGTTCGTGCGGCCAGCTTTTCTGCCTCGGCATCCGAGAATTTCACGGTACCGAAAAGCGAATACCGGCCCTTTTCGTCCGCTCCCACCTCCATCGCCAACACTTGGCCGCGATTCTTTTCGGGGTCGGTGGTATGCTCAAGCGGAAGGGGCGGCGTGAAGCCGGCCGCGATCAATTCCTTGTGCGACTTAGCCCAGTGATCGATAAGCGATCGGTCAACCTTGATCCGCTGGCCCTTGGGGGTAACAAACTCACCTTCATAGATGAGTTGTTTACGATAGAGCCGCTCAGCCTCATTGCTGAGAATGAACGGACTATCGATAGGAGCGGTATAAAGAATTGCCGAACGCTTCGCCATTCTGACGGTTCCTCTGTCTTTCACAGAGTACCGGCGAAGCTGGCAAACATTCCGCTACGATCGTCAGGCGACCGTGGAGAACACTTGGCCCGGGTTGAAAGCGAAACCCTTATCGGGGACCACCAACATGCCGTCAATTTCTTTCGGCGGTTTTATCGGCTTGGCGTCTTCGAAGATCGGAACGGCCACACAACGGCAATTCCAACCGGACGGTGGCCACCACGTTCGCCAGATCGAATCATCCTTCTCCGCCCGGGTGCCGTCCATAGCCCAATGGGTCGGCCGCGTCCGATCGTCGTGGATGGCCGAGTATTCGTAGCCCCAAAGAATTTCCTGGATTGCCTTGTCCTGGTCCGCTTGCCACCGGCCGGCCCCGTAGCCGAGCTGGGTCTGTGTCCGAAAAATCGCCTCAAGTTGATATCCCTTCGTTTCGGTCAACCCAAGGGAATCAAACTTTTCCCGCAGGACGTCCACGCCCTCCTTATTGTGGGCCCCGCCCGAAATCAGTTCGCCGATCGTCTGACGTAAATCCTCCTCGATCGAGTCGGCCGTTTTGTTCCAGATTTTCAGGGCCTGGGTCTGGTACTGCCGCTGCAGCCGATCGTAGTCGGATCGCTTTTGCATCTCCAGCGTCTGCAACACCTGATCGAAGACCGAGGCGGGGCCAAGGCAGATAGCCCGATCGTCCCAGGGAATGACCGCTGAAAACGCCACGACACGATCGTAGAGAGCGCTGGCCGCTATCTTTCGACGAACATCCGGCCGGGCCTGGCTGGCCATCAACACGGATCGGCGTTCACCCTGGATGTGGGCCGCCAGCATAGACCCCTGCAACGGGGTTGCCAATTGACTGATGATCGATTGGCGAATCTGAACGTTTCGGTTTTTCTGTCGCCAGGCCGACATAGCCGCTGATCGGATCTTGACGGTCGCCTTCCTGGCCAAGGCGACCCCCCGTCGCTCAATCACCTGGAGATCGCGCAAGGCTCGGGCAGAGTGTAGCGTGGCGTGGGCGGATCGGACCATAGATCACCAATCCGAATGATGGAAAGGATCGTAGGGCCGCCGGGGACGCTCACGAACCGACTGCGGATAGGTCGCCCCAGGCTTAACGATTTCCAACTCAATCCGGCCGTCCAGTATCATATCGAGCGCTTTTTCTGCGGCCTTACGATGTGACGAAATCCGCCAATCGGTGGTGTCTTCATCCTCGCTGTCTTGCGATCCACGGAGGTCGTAGAGCTCGACTCCGGCCAACCGGGCCGCCGCAGTCTGGATCTCCTCGGGCGCCGGCAGAGCAAACGGTACCGTATAGGGCCCGCCGCGCAGCCTGGAATTGATCCGGTTTGTTGCCAGCTTGCAGGCCCAATCAATCCGGGCCAGGATCTTATCGGGATCCTTATCGTTGTCCATGTCGGCCCACTGCAGCACGTTCGAGGCGCCGAAAAGCATTTCTACGGCTCGACGATGGCAGTAGTAGGCCCCGCCAACCTCGGGCAACGTGGAGACGTAGAATTCAAGCGTCAGCTCTCCAAGGAACACATGCGTCAGCGTCACGACGACCAGATAGGACGTGTCGGCCGTGGCGAACGGATCCGCTGTACCATCGGCCGGGATGAAGCGGAAGTTATACCCCTGATCGTCTTCCGTCCATGCTGCGTCTTCTTGAAGATCATCAAACAGGACATCGGCCGGCGTCAGACTCACCCCCGTGTGGCCGTCAACGGCGGTTCGATCGGACGAGTCCCGATCGCTGACCGCGTAGATGGTGTACTCGGCCGCTGTGACGTCGGCCGGAAGGATCAGCGATTCTTCGGAGTCCACCAGCCGCGACATGAGAGCGGTTGTCTTTCCGGCCTTGATCGTGTTGACGCTCATGCCTACGGCTCCACTCTACGAATTGATGCAGCCACCTGACGGGCAACGGACGCTACTGACAACACCGCACGCACCGCATAGGTAGCGATCTTCTTGACCGCCATCCATCGGCCCACAGCCCAATAGCCTCGATTCCATCGCCCGGTAAACCAGCTCACGAATCGTGATACTCCAGATTGGATCGATTTCCGTTTGCGTCCACGGTTCCAGTAACGGCCGTTGTTCCGGCGAAATCCTTAAACGTCTCTGAAGTTGTGCCGGCCCCGGACCTGGCCCCGGCGATCACTGCGCCGATGTACCGCACGGCAGCGGCCAACGACTTACCGGCGATCTGGTCACCATCCATGATGGCCGTTTCAATGGACACCAGAGATGGCAAATCCTCAATGGCCGCCAGCACGGCATCAACGTTTTCCGATGTGGCCAATTCTTCAACGGCCGTCGCGATGATTGCTGCCGTTGCCTCAGAACTGAGTGGGGCCGTATAGCCGGCAGCCGCCAGGCGGGTACTGATCGCCGCATCCAATCGGGCAAGTCTTGCTTCCGTTGCCGCTGACTGAATAGCGGCAATCCCGTCGTTGTTCGGGGCGGTATAACCGGATTCCGCCAGCCTGCTCGATACGGAAACATCGAGCTTTGACAGCCGCGTCTCGGTGGCCGCCGCTGCGATCACGCCAACAGTTTCCGCGATGCTTGCCACGCCCGCATTATTGGGGCTCGTGTAATCAGCAGCCTGCAATGTGTCGCTTATGTCGGCGTCCAGGTGGGCGAGCCGCTCTTCTGTTGTTGCCGTCGCGATCGCCGTAAGCTGGCTGGCCTGCGATTCGGTCAACCCCGCCGCACTAGTGAGCGTCCTTTCCTCGGCTGCCCAAATGGCAGATATGGCGGAACTAGACAGCCCTATTGCGCTATCGACTGATGCCGGATCGTCGGGAATCAGATCAGTTCTCGCCTTAATCGCGGTCGCTACAGTGGACGTGGCGTAGCTGTCGGCGGCAATCGTTCGCGTGCTGAATTCGCTGACCGTCGGCAGATCGGCTAACTGGGTATCGAGGTTTGCCTCCGCAAGCCCGATCGCGGTGCGGATCTCTGTTGCGTCGAGTGGAGCTAAACCGGACTCGTAAGCTCCAACAGTCACCGAGAACCCGAATCCGCTAAGGGTGCGATCCTCGGCCGTCCAGATACTGCTGACGGCATCGCTGGTGAGTGCCATAGCATCACCTTTGGCGGCCGGTTCGCTCGGAAGATTTTGCGTTTTCGCGTTGATCGCAGAAATCGCAGTGTTGTCTGGCGCCATGTAGTCGGTCGCTGCAAACCTCGTACTTACGGCTACATCGAGTTTCGCTGCCACGGATGCGGCGATCGCCGCGAGTTGCTCTGCTTGATCATTGGTTAGCCCCGAGCCGCTTCCTACTTCCAGCGTTCCGACGTAACCGACGCCGGTTGCGCCCGTCCATCGCGGAACGTCCAACTCGACATGCTCGGCGGACACGACGTCGCTTTTCGCTACGTAGTCGGCAGTCAGCGGGAGGAGTGTGCCCGTCCCAAAACCCTCCTCCTGCAGTGCTGGATTCGTCATGCCATATCGGACGTCACACGGCATGACCGTGTCGCCAGTATGATACGATCCGCTGACGCCCAACCCGCCGCCACCGCCATGACCACCACCAGCCTCCTCGGTACCATCGCCGTCGTTTCCATCCGCGCCGGCAATATCAGATCCGGTCAGCACCAACAGTGCGCCGGAGTCGACCACGACACCACAACCTCCAGATTCGCCATCGCTGCCACTGGTCGGACCGTCGGCGTTCGATCCGTTTGAGCCGACGCCACCTGTGGCGTTGCCGATCTTGGCGGCGCCGCCTTCGAGGATCCGCACGGCGCTGTTTCCCCCGTTGCCGGTCCCCGCATAGGAGCCATCAGCGCCATAGGCGTCCGAGGCAAACAGCGTTGCGCCGGCCTCAACAGTAACGAAATTGCCGTTGGTGGCCTGCGTCGCGCGAATGACGCCTAGGGTGCACCGACCGCTGACTGCGACCGATCCGCCTAAGTCGTGCACCGCTACGGTCACAACATCACCATCGATCATGGTCATCACGCTTTGCACGTGGATCGTGTCGCCCGCCTCATACTCCACGTCGACCAGGCGGCCATTCGCGGTAGTGTAGACGTCTGCCATTGCGTCCTCACGAGTTCTGAGTGGTTGTCACTGTCCCGTCTGGGTTGACCGTTACTGTGTAGCCATCCTTCGTGGCAAGCGTCTTAGCGTCGAGCGAGAGCCCCGCGTTACCGGCGGAAACCAAAAACGCGTCGAGAGCCGAGGCGAGAGCAAGGAACGATCTAGCGTCGGCTCCCAGCCCATCCAACACGCTCTGCGGCGACGCACTGCCCCACAGTTCGCTACAGAGCAATCGCCGCTCTTGCAACAAGAAATGAGCCATCGCCGCACACCGCGCACGAATGCGGCCGGCAGGTGTCGTGGTGGAAGATGACGAAATCAATGCCATAAAATAATCTCCTTTACTGTGGCAGTTGAGCTACAGTTTCCAGTTACTATCCACGATCAGCGTCGTTCCGCTTGTTGGCGGAGTCAGCTTTCTGAGGGCCAAACCGAATATACGATTCATGGCGTCCAGTGCATTGCCAGCTCTGTCATTGGAGACCGTGAGCGTCCACTTGTTCGCGGTCGATGGCTTAGTGTTGCCGAGAAACCCAGCAATATACGGGCCGCTCGTATAGAGTTGCGTTCCCTGCACCAAAGCCATGTCGTCGACGCACACGCCGAGCAAGGCAATCTCGCTCGCAATCAGATTTGTCGTGTTGATCGTGAGAGCTTCCACTACGCGAATTCGCACATACACGGGGTTGACGTACGATGCGGGAACGCGGAACGAGAACGCAACATGCTCGTGAGCGGTCGTGCTGATTTCAGTCGCGTTCAGCATCAAGGATGCCTCGTTGCCTGCCGAATCCGTGATAGGGTCGCCGGTAACGCTATCGACTACCTCAATGGCAATGGAGCCGGTCGTGATCGTTCCCACTGCCCGGACTCTCGCACCAACAAAATAGACCGTGTCGGTGGAAAGCGTCACCTGTTGACACAGAGCCGGCAGTGTCGTTCTGCTCGCGGGAAACTGTATGGCATAGGTGCTGTAGTTTCCTGGATTGCCAGCGACCTCAACGGTAACCTTGAAATCGCTGGTCGTCGCCGCATTCTCCACGGTTTGCAGTGTCTCGGGCACGCCTGGATAACCGTAAAAGTAGATCCGGTATTCATACACACCTCCCGCGCCTGCGACACCCGAGGTATCCGTGCCCACGACGGTTACGGCACTAAGGCGAGGAAACTCCCGCAACGCTGCCTGAACTTCGGCAGCGGTAGCGCTCTCACTCAGACGTGGCGTCACATACACCTTGCCGTCGCACGTGTACTTGATCTGCCAATACCCGTTCCCGTTCGGACTCGCTACCGTGATCAGTTGGGTCGGGATGTTCGTCATCGTAATATCGGTGCCCGGCGTCCCCGACGAGACGAACCATCCGTCGGGAATATATTGCGACGATCCGATGAGCGTTCTACTGTCGAAGCTGCCGTTGGTCAACAGGTTTGCGCTCGACGCCACCGTCACGGCGGTGGCTGCACCGGACCCTTGCGGCCAATTGGAGGCATTCCAGTCGACCGCTGGTATATCGCTGGTAACCTGGAGCGTAACGCTGGTGGTAGACGACGCCGTTACGTCAATATTCAACTGCTCATCGTACGCATAATAGAGCGGATTCCCTACAGCGTCTGCCATAGATATGGCGATTGCCATATCGCCGGAATTGCCGCTTCCGGCCGTGAGAGTGTAGTCGACTGACGGCACAGCGACGTATAGCCCGGCAGCCTTGAGGTTATTGAAGAACATCGACACAGCCGCCGTGGAATTCATGGCCGTGTCTCCGGTTTCGCGGCGAATCGTAGTGATCACCAACGACAAGCACAAATTAATCAGCGTCGTTGCAAATGCTTCGTTCGCCGTTATGGCAGCTTTCATGGCACTGCTCAGGGCACTGAGGTTCAGCCACGCTTGCGGATTCAACATGTACGCCGTGACGAAGTTCTCAAGCCACGTGGGCATCCATGTCGTTGAAAGGGCCCCGAGAGCCGACAACAGACGCGACGCCTGGCCGATCGTGTCGACAATCGTATTCGTGCTCGATTCGTCCGTGTAATCGAGTGCAGGGTACGATCCGGCGGCGTAGCCGTTCTTGTCGGCGTTGAGAGTCATGGATGTCGACGCGACATTCGCAGACAACGCGATGCTGCCGGGCAGCAGAACTCGCAGCCCTGACGCCGTGTTGCTCGCCGCAGACGTACCGACACTGTTGGTTGCTTTGATCGTGTAGGTCGACCACACGCCAACAGGCGCTGTCGTATCGGCGTAGGTTAGCGTACTGTAGGGCAGGTCGCTGGCAATCTGCGTGTCATTACGCCACACGCTGTACGCCACGTCTGTGATCTCAGTCGCCAGCCACACCAACGTAACTCCCGATGTGCTCGTTGAGGTTGCCGACTGCAAGACCGGAGAATCCGAAATCACTGCCGTCCCGGACGACCATGCTCGACCGCCAGTAGCACCCGATCCGCCATCAGTCCCGGCGTCCCCGTCGGTACCGTGAGCCCATGCCCCGGTGACCGTTGAGCCTGAGCCACCTGTGACTCCCTGGCCGCCGGATCCACCGTTACCTCCGCTGTTCGATCCGCCGGATCCACCGTTGCCTCCGTACGAGTTGCCGGTGACCGTCACCGTTGTTGCTGTGATCCCGTTGCCGCCAGTGCCACCGGCAGTGCCACTGGACCCGCTTTGACCGTTACCTCCAGCGCCGCCCTGGCACGTTCCGGTCACTGCGACGGTAGTTGCGGCCACTGCAGCCCCGCCGCTACTTCCACCGTCAGCCCCCGCTTGCCCGGATCCGCCGGTGCAGTTTCCGACGATGGTCAGCGTCGCAGACCCTGAACCGATCAAGCACGTTGCGTTGCCTCCGGTTTGTCCGTTGATATTCGCGTTGATCGTCTTGGCGGTGCTCAAGTCGATAGTGAATCCGCCACCGTTATTGCTGTACAACGCTGTCGCGGTGAACGACTCGACGTCGATTGCGACCGCGTACCCGTTCGACTCAAACTCATCGGCCGAGTTGCTTCCCGGCGTGCCGGAATACGCGCCCCCCGTACCGTCAGCGGATGTGTTCAACGAGATGGTCGAGATATTGCCGCTCGACTGTGCGTAGTAACGAGTCATCTGGTACGCCTTACGATTACGGGGGGATTGTGGAATTGTGATACATCACGCCGCCGTTGTTGCGCAAGCCGGCAGCACAAGGCCTTCGTTACGTCCGGTGATCTCGCGAGGGGCGAACGCACCGAACACCTGAATCCCACGAGATACTTGCGAGGCCGGCAGGTAGCCAAACCCGCCATCCTTCCATTTGAACCCGTAGGAATTTTGAATCTCGATTTTCATTGTCTTGGGGTTGGTGGTCCCCTTGACGCCGATTGCCAGGACGCAATGCCCGCCACCGCCAGGCCAATAGACGCCGATAACGACCGGACTTCCCCTCTGAATTGCACTCACGAGATACAGCAGACCGGGAATGTCCCAGTATTCGAAGATCCGATTCTCCTCTGCTACCGCGTTGGCGCCGTCGGGCTCCGGAGTCTCCCAGTTGGTCAATGGATACATCGCCAGCGGAAGGTGTCCGATCGTGTTGACAAAATGGCACACGTCCGAGATTGCAGACCCGCCATCTTCCCCGCCGTTGACAGCTCGGTAGATCCACGCCGGCGAGAAGTGCACGAACGGCAGTCCCTGGGCCCGTCGCAGCATGTGAGCGCACGCAACATTGGCGAACGGGCAGCACTCGTTGGTTTGACCCTGGTACAAGATCACCGGCCGACCGTCGACCACAGGCACCAGCGGACGCAGCGAAATGTCCCGCCATTCGTTTTCTGGAATCAGCCAATCAGCCCCAGCCACCTTGAAGTGACCAGAGCCGACGCTTGATCCGAGCTTATCACGCGAACGCGGAAGGCAACCGGTACCGAGTTTGATCTTTCCCATACGGCCCCCTATTCGCTCCACTGGTACTTGAGGAGTCGTTCGGCCAACTCGACAGCCGTCGCACCAGCCGGCAACGGGCCTTGCCACACGATTGAGCCGTAAGCATCGGCCAGAAACACGTACGGCAATGCCGACCCGGGCGGGATCAGATTGACCCAAGCTGCAATGGACGAATCACCGGCTGACCGGTCGACGTCGAACACGAACAGCCGACCTCGGCAGATCGATCGGCACTCGTCCGACAGCAACAACGCGACTTGATCGGGCGTCTGTGCGGACGATTCACGAATCACCACCGCCTGGTAGAGCGTCGGCTGCTGTTGCTCGGTCATACAGATGCCCCCGCGGGAACGGATATTTGTCCAGCGATCGGTAAGTGATTCTCAATGCCGGTCACTGAATCGCCTTGGTTTGGATCGGTCTGCCCAAGCTGGTTGGTTTGATCTGGCTCCGGTTGCTCGGGAATCGACAGCCGCTCACGCAACGCCTGCCAATCCACGGTCGCCGTCTCGCTGGCCAGGCCTTCGGGCGTCGTCAGAATCGCCTTGTAGACGTCCCGCAGGAAGATCCGATCCAGGTCGGTGATGGGGGCAGGCTCGACGTGAACCGTGTCCTCTACCTCCACGCCCCAATTGATCCGCAACAGGTGATTGATCAGGTGCCAGTTGATCAGCTGCACCAGCACCTGATGGCGGATCTCCATGTTGGTGATGGCGAAATCCGCGTGGGCCTCGGCCTCGGCTTTCGTGCCGAATTGTCCTTCGAGAATCGCCCGCTCGGGCATGCCGAACGCCCGGACCTTCAATGCGTCCAAGTATTTCTGCCGGTCAATGAAGTTCGCCAGGGCGGTCCCCTGGTCGCTCAGCAGGTCAATCTTCCAGGCATCTTCTCCGAGTCCGCCATTCAGATCCTTGATTGTCTTCGAAAGCACCCGCGGAACAGCGATCGAACCGGACGATTCCAATGTGTTCAGAAATCGCCTCGCCACTTCGAAATTGTCGGTCGTCACCCCGTCAACGTTGCTTTCGCCCGGCGGGTAGTGGATGACCCAGTGAGCCCCGGCCACCTTGCGATCGTATCGGTCGGCCGCCGCCTCGACCGTGTTCCATTGATCGAAGGCCTTGCGGGCAACCTCCATGATCGACTGGCCATACCAGTTGGTCCCTTCCACGTCGATCGCAATCAGCAGGCATTCCTGGATGCCAAGGTCGATTTGTCCGTTTGCTCCGGCATCCGCCATGTTGTAGTAGTTCTGAGGCGACTGCCGAAGGCCTGCAAAGGCCCCCGTTTTCTCGTCCACTAGGATTTCGGTGATATCCTGCAACAGCGGTTTTAATTTTCGAATCGCATACAGGCCGTCGCGACCGATCTCGAAAACCTTTTCGAACGCCTGCCACCCGAAATCAATACACCCCGTCATGGCAGTGCGAAGGATGTGGAGCCGCAAGGGCTTGATCTGGGCGTCGATGAACGTCAAGGCACCGGGCGGAGCGTCGTCGGTTGCCTCTACCGACCATTGGGAAGCCAACACCGGGGCCATTGCCAGATCGCGAGCCAGCCGGATCGTGGGATCGAATCGCATCGACCGGTAGGTTCGGTACGTTGCCGGCGACCGACGAGATAAGACCCCGTTGCCGTGCAGCTGAGCGTGAACCTGAGGGCCAGTGCGTTCTACGTTGAGTGCCATCAGCCGGCGTAGACCTTGGGGATTTCGTTGCCGAAGTTGTATTCGAGGGGAAACAGCATGTCGATCACGTAGCCCAGGGCGTCGGACATATGGCCCAAATCTCCGTAATCGTCAGATTCTCTTGCCCCGTCCTTCCACCGACGCTGCTCGAAATCGGCAATCAACCGCGTACAACGCGGATGGACGAACAGCCGCCGCTCGCCGGCCGCATTGCACAACATGGCATTGGTGGCTGCGAAACGATCGACAACGGACGGATTGCTTCTAGGATAGAGTACCCGTCGGCCTACGAATTGTTCCGCATTTCGAATCTGCAAATAGTCCGACTCGGCCGCGGAAGTCTTGCGGGATTGCCCTGTTGCGTCGCCGCAGAAAACCCAGCCCGATTGATGGCCGCCAAGCCGCTTGTAGAGATCCGCTAACGTGGCGGCCGTGTTGGTGTCGCGCAAAACGATTTCGTCAAAAACGTGCAACGTCCGGTTGTCCTGGGAGTGGGAAAGCGTCCAACACATGGGGTTCACGTTGAAGTCAGAACCGACGATCACCGGAAGATCCGGCCGGTAACACGCAATTTCGGATCTGTTATACCTCTCGTCCCACGCGTGGAAAATTCCGCCGCCAACGGATTGCCACAGGGCCCCGAATTGCTCAGCGTAGTCCAAGGCGTCGAGGTTGCCCATCGCAAGGGTGGCGTCTTCCCGGCTGATGATGTCCGAGCTGGGCCAGGTGAACGCCGCGTGCTCATCCAGTCCCTTCAGGCCCTTTTCGAAAGCCGATTTGAATTCAGCCGCGCCGCATCCGTACCGCTTCGGAACGCCGATCCGCCAGCACCACGCCCGGCGATGGCTAAAGGCCGGATACAGCGATCGGTGGAACACACCCGGCTTCTGGTCGCTGCACTCGTCCATGATTCCGCCGTCCCATTGCACACCCTCGGCCCGCTCGGGTTTGTCCATGCCGAAAAGGTACAGCCGGGAGCCGTAAATCGTCTCAATGAACAGTTCCGACTCGCTGATTTTTCGAATCCAGCGTTTCGGCACCAGGGCCTTAAGTGGATCCCACGCCACTCGTTTCGCCTGGGTGTAGGTCGGGAGGGCGTAGAAATACTTGGGATCCGGCCACGGCTTGACGACGTTCAGAAATCGCACCACTCGGCGCCGGGCCAATTCCGTCTTGCCCGATCCACGGCCTGCCACCACGACCGGAAAGCGTGCCTGCGTCCGCCAGAGTGCGGCCTGAGTCGCGTGGTGCCGTAGCGGTGTCCATGCGTTGGTGAGGCTCACGACGCCCCCCAATGGCCCCGAGGGCATCGGCCGTGCCGCCAAGTCTGCTCTGTCTTGCTTCCTCGGCTTCGAGGACAGAAGCAACGGCATCCGTAATCGCCCAGCCACTTGTAGCACGCGTTCGTTGTACAGATCGCCTTGACTGCCTGGATTTCTCCGGGTGATCTTGTCAGTCCATCGATCAATATCGGTTCCACGAATCCACTGATGCCGGCCATCAGGTGTACACCATATTCAGTTGGTCGGGCCGAAAGCGGACTAATGAAATCCGTTCGTCGTTGACGCCCATCGATGCCACGAAAGTATCACTGTCCGAAAAAGTGCCACCTTCTGACACCAGGCCGCAGGGGAACCGGATTCGCGTTCCCTCCGCTCGTTGTGGCATCTGCTCGGGCAGCTCGATCACTGGAGCCCTGGACAAGCCGATGCAACGGAACGGCGCACGGGGCTCGATTGCCACAGCTCCCACGTGGTACTGCAGGGCCGTGCCGTCGTGGACCTCGAACCTCAACTGCGTGTGAAAGAATTGGACCAGGCAACTGCCGCCGGCGCCATGTCTGGGAATGAAATTGGTGCCCCCGCGGGGCTCGCCCCACTCCGCGGCCGACCACGGCGTAGCATGTTCAGTGATCACGGCATCCGCGGCCGATAAGCTGAAATCTTCGCGAACCGGCAGCACGACGTGATGGCCGCACCAAATCGAATAAGAACACCACAGCCGTCCGTCGACGTCGTCGAAGAAAATCCAATTTTTATCGACGATATTTTGTTCTGGGAAATCGATTATTCGCAGGGCCAGCGGCATTCCGCTGACATCACAGGGCCCAATCGCGATCCTCGATAGACCCTCGCCTTGCTCCCGCGTGTAGAGCGTCACGGAGCACCAGAGCTGGCCTTGGTGTTCAAAGTACCTCGGATCTTCGTACGACATCCAGCCCGGCAACAAGGCCCGCGGCACGTCCCTGGTGGTCCCCGGAATCACTTGCCAGGATTCATTGAGGTGTGACAACACCAGCGAAGAGCAATAGGCCCCACCGATCCGGTAGAGAATCGGCCGGCAATTTCCTATGCGAGCAATGGCCGCGTTGTACCGGCGGCGCTGGACAACTCGCCGGAATGGGTCGAACTCACAGATTCCAGCGGTATCAGGCATCGCGGCTATCAAGATAGGCCCTCAACTCTTGGTCGCAAGATTCCTGCCGCTCACGCAAATAGGCGGCATCGTCGTCCAATCGCAAATTGACTCGATCCCAGCGACGAAGATGAGCTACGATGAAGTGGCAGCCGAGGCGGTTACAGATCGACCGGAGGTTGGCCGGATCTAACTCGAGTTCCGGCCGGCCGATCGCGATTGCCACATGGACGGGAATCAGGTGATGCACGCAGTCAGCCGGACCCCCACAGACGATACAATCCGGATGTTCGTCCAGCGTGTGCTTGGCAAGCGTGTGCCATTTGGGACTTCTCGGCCGGCCGAGCAACGGAGCGTCAGCACCCAGCAATGGGATGCCAGAGCCCACCAGCACCACGCGATGGGCACAGTGTTCGCAAACCGTCTGGCTGTGCAAAACAGCTTCTTCTTCGGTGGCTCCACAGATCACACAACAGGCTTCGGTGATCACGATTCAGCTTCCTCTCCGTTTGGGGCGTTCGATTCTAAATCCGGCCCGGCCGGGATTGTAGCGTCCATGACTACTGCCTCTTGATCTGGTGTTAACGCGGTCCCCTCAACTCCAGCAGCCTGTTTGACTTCGTCCAAGCCAAGCAACTTAGATCGCTTTTCCACGCACTCCAGCACGATTTGCAGGTAAGACGGATTCCCGCTCTGCCCTTCGCGACGAGTCTTGAGCTTGCGTCGGATCCACTCCAGGGAATGCTTAGGCGGAGATTTCTTTTTCTGACTGTCCTCAGCCTGCTCATCGGCCGGCTGATTCTCCGCCTCTTCCTGGATCGTCTGCCGTTCCCTCAGTGACAAATCCCAGGCATGCCACGCGGCCGATTCAACGGCGTCGATCCTGGCTAACTCACGATTTAGAAGCTCGTTGTAGTCACGAAGGGCCGATTCCTTCCACTGTGCGCGAATGACCGCAATGTCCTTGCAGACCGTGGGGGCCGTCGTGCCAAGCTTATCGGCCACCTCTCGCATCGTGAGGCCTTGCAGGTACAGCCTCACCACAAGCTGACGGCGCTCATCCTGATTGACGTAGACTGAGAGTGGATAGCCCGGCTTGCCCATCGTTCACCTGTTCGGGTAGAACCAGCCGGCAATACCGCCGAGGATGGCTGCCACGATCGTGATGAAAGCCCACCACGCCTTTGAGAGGCCACTGTGATACTTGCTACGAATCTGATCCAGCTCCTTACGATGCTCGCGTAGCTCGCCCTTCACGTCTCGCATCTGGCCCTTAAGACCAGGCTTGTCTGGATTACCGTCAATTCCGAAAACTTCCGTGTGCAGGGCTTTAACTTCACTACGACACGCAGCCTCCTTTTCTTCGCGGCGTTCGAAGGCAATGCGAAGCTCAGTGAATTCTCGCACAAGCGTCTTGACGTCCTTCCGCACTTCCTGTACTAGGCCGGTCTCGACGTCTGTCATCGTCAGAATCCATCCATGGTGTTTGAAGAGCAAAGAGCCAGCGCCGGCCGGCAGTAAATCAGCACCACCGGCCGGCGCTACGGGAGGGCCGGCTACGTCGCAGTCGCTTGTGGGGACGCGTTGGAACCTCCCGATATCAATTCTGCGACCGGAGATATCGCGGCACCAGACGCCACAGCCCCGGCGTTAATCGCCTTGAGGATCTTTTCTCGCCAGGTCGCATCCTTTGCAAAGTGAGACAGCAGCTTCTCAAACAGGTCACGAAAGACATCGGGCAGGCCGTCGGTCTGGATCCGTTTCAACAGGGCTTCGACCGCCTCGACGAATCCCGAGTAGTCGCCGATAGCGTAGCAGCTCAGAGCGTGAGCGAGCTTCGAAAGACCCCAAGCACCGAACTCGTTGGCCAGGGCCGCAGCTTTGCGACGGCGAGATTCACGACGGTTGTAGATCCAGAGGGCGAAGAAGATTCCACACAGCGGGGCCAGGAAGCACGTGGCGTAAAGCCACACGTTGGGATCGACTTGGGCGAAGATCATAGAAAGCCTTCCGTGAATAGATATTTTAGGTTGGATCAGCCTTCGGGCTGTTGTAGAAACGTTCGTTGAGAATTCTGCGATTGAAGTCTGCAGTCTCGCAGGAAACGATTGTTGGAGCGAATGGTTCCGCCAACTCGTGAATGTCCTGCAGACGTTTACGAGCCTCTACAAGCGACTGCATGGTACCGGTGTAGCTATCGTCCCAGTCCTTGCACATCGCATTGAGTCTTTCGATTTCTGACTCAGCTTCTGCCAGCTTCGCATTGGCGGCTTCAATCTCGCTGGTCAGGCGAGCGTATGTCGCATCCGCAACCTTCATCGCCTTGACGTGTTCGGATTCCAGGTATTTCAGCTTCGCCTTGACTGCATCGCGTTCTCGTTCGACTGCCGCAATGGTGCGCGCATGCCCCTTGACGAGCAGGATGTCAGTAAGCATGCCAAGCAGAAACGCGACGACGACAGATACCCATCCCATGACTTCACCCCGTGTGATTCTGGGTAGCGAAGAACACCAGCCCGCCGACGGCCACGGCCGCCGCGAACAGCCCGACGATCACGGCCGGCATTGGCCCGTCTTCCTTCTTCGCCGGCTCGGGCTCTGGAGAACGTTGCTGTCCAGCCTGGATTTGCATATAAATCTGGTCCAGTCGCTGATTGGTCGGGCCAAGGTCGACCGGAGGAACAGCCGGAATTGGCAACGTCGGCCAGGGACCGACTTGAGGCTGAGGCTGTGGCTGTGGCTTGCGAATCGGACAGATGCCACCAGGACAACCGGACGAGCCGGAACAACCACTCGGGCCGCATTGCGATTTCTGCTCCGTCGCCTGGCCAAGGTTGCGATACAGGACTGGTAGCGAGGTAGCAATCCCTGTCGAGTCGTCCAGTGTACGAGCCCGGATCAGACCCACAATATGTGTACCATCCGCGTCGAATACAGCGGACCCACTACGTCCGTTCATAGGCGCCGGCGTAAACATCAAGTCGGTATTGCGATAGCCGAGCACGTGTCCTTTCCAACCCGTTGACCACGCCCCATTGGCACAGCCGACCGAAGTAATCGTATCGCCGGCCTTAATTACCGTCCCCTTAGAAGCCATCGGAATCACCACCGGCAGCCGCCCGCCAAACTGCGAAGATTCAACGGCCAGGATCGCCGCGTCCGTATCCGACTGTTCGACTCGTGCGACAACCACCCCTCGAAACGGCGATGACTGATGACCTTGCTGCCAGAATTCGCAAGCCACCTCCGAGTACTTGTCGACCACGTGAGCAGCCGTCAACACGTACACCTGACCCTGGCTGATCTCAAACACGCAGCCGGATCCGCGGCTACCGTCCGGTGTAGTGATCCGACACGTGGCGTCGATACACTGCTCGACCGAGGCGTGAGCCACAGCCCCCAGCAGCAACGCCAGAAGCATGATCACCAATCCCATCACCAGAAACCAAACCGCCCTCACCCTCGACATATACGTGCTCATCGTTCGGCCCTCCATCCCTGAATTGGTATCACAACAAATGTGCTGCTCTCCGCCTGGCCATGGCTAGCGCCTTGTGAAGCCGCCTGTGTGCGGTAGTCGTTGACGTCCCGAGTCGTTCGCCGATCTCCTCAAGCGTCAACCCTTGCCAGTATCGCAGTCTGAGAACCTGGCGAGCCTTGGCCGGCAGTGCTCTTACGATAGAGATTACCTGCTCATGCCTGATAAATTCCGCAAGCCTATCGCGTGGATCGATTCGCGGATCCTCGCCAGTTCGCATGTCATCGTTCGGGAGTAGGATTTTGGTAGAGGCTTCCACCGCACGCCGTTTCTGAACGAATTTTTTCAGGTACCTCAGAATCGAGTGGGCCGCGTAGTTGATCAGAGGCACACCATACCGAGAATCCCAGAGCTGACAGATTCTCGGGATTTTATCGACAACTACCCCCCAACACTCTTCGGCCAAGTCGAGCCGTTCGTCAGCCGATCGGATGCACAGCGACCAGAAAAGCTTCTGGTGGTGCGTCAGGAGCCACCACGCCTTGTCTAAATTTTCTGCGGAGATTTCTCTACCGC